GGCTGGTGTGTCGTGCCCGAACCGTAGTAACCGGCGTAGTCGATCGCCAGGCCCAGCGCTTCGGCCAGATCGGCGCGCACCAGCGCTTCCACGTCCAGGCTCGATTGCATCATCAAGCGGCGGGTAATGTCCGAATAGGCCGCGACCGTCTTGGGAGACAGTGCGATTTGGCCCAGGTCCATTTCGCCTTCGGGCGCGTCGTCGCCTTCACCGATCCAGTAGCCTTGCGAGCGGGCCGTCTTGCGCGGAATGTCCACGTTGCCAACCAGGCCGCCAATCGGTCGGCCCAATTGCATGATGGTCGTTGCGTTGCGCAGCAAGTCGATAAACGCGCTCGCCATCAGTTCGGTGGCGATGGATGCGCCGCCCGTGCTGCCTGCGCCGGTTTGGCCGTTCTGGCCAGCGTTGAACGAACGTGCCTCGATCAGCGAGCGGCCCAGCACTTCAGGCGGCACCATGATGCCCTGCGCTTCCTTGCCCAGCTTTTCGGCGGCAGCGCGGCCAGCTTCGATTTCAAAACCGGCTTCCTTCTGCGCCTTGCGGTCGGTCGGATTCGCCAGCGCGCGGATTGCCTTCATGAAACTGAATTTGCGCGCGTCTTCTGCCGACAGGCCAACGCTGGCGTCCAGCGTTTGCTCTGCGAGCGGGCGCGATTGGCGCTGTTCGACGTGCGCCAGAAGCGCTGCGCGGAACTCGTCCATGCCTTTGCCGTTCGACACGAATTCCCGTGCCAGTTCGTCGGCACCGTATTGGGTGCCAGCGGCGATAATGTCCCGAACGCGGGCGCGCTCGGCATCAGCACCGGCGCGGCGCTGTGCGTCGGCGTCGATGGTTTGCGTTTCCTGTGTCGGTTCCGGCATGCTTCGGATTCCTGTAGTGTTGGCGTTCTGAATTTCATTGCCCTTTTCGGGCACGTTTGGATTTTGCGGCGCCGCCACGGGTGTTTCCACGGCGGGGTTTTCTGCCGAACGCCCCACGCCCACTGAATCGTCGGCCGGAATGCTCACGAAAGAAATTTCCATCGGCATCCAGGATGTGACGGTGTACACGGGTTCGCCTTCGCGTTCCTCGGTCAGCATGTACGCGTCGATGGTGTAACCCACGGAAACGTGCGTGCGGATTTTGTCGATCACGTCCTGAAACACTTCGCTGGCGCGCACGCCGCGCCCGAAGCGAACGACAGCCCGGCCGCGCTTGTCGGCGTCGATTCGCGCGGACTCGATCACGCCCACCTGGTCGGTGCGGTCGTGGTCCATCAGCAGCGCACCGCCGTTATTCAGGCGCGACAGGTCGGCTGCACCTTCGGCGTGCGAAAGAATCTCGATACCCCACCAGCGCGGCACTTCGATTTCCGAACTGAACGCCAGTTCGACGGTGCGCGCTTCTACGTCGATTGCGCCCACTTCGGCCGTGCGCAAATGCACGCCACGGCTGTTAATTTCGCGCAGGGAAATAGGCTCTTTTGTCGTCGGTGTCGTCATGGTGTCTTAACTGTTCGGGTGGCTGCCTTCCGACGCCACGGGCGGCGGCGCAAGCGCCTGGCCCATGGATGCCAGAATGTACTTTTCATCAATGCCAGCGGCTTCCATTGCCTTAATGTCGGCGGCAATGTCCGCGAAAACTTCGTCAGGGTCGCCGCCCCATTCACGGATGATTCGCCCGGCGCTGGTTAGCAGGTTATTTTTCGATTCCACGGCCGCATTAACGTCTGCTGTCGGGTCGATCCACTGCCAGCGGCGCGGCTGCCAGCTAATGGCGTCCTGCAAGTCGTCCAGAAGCGCAGGTGAAAGCGGCTTTCCTTTAACCTTGATTCGGCCCTTCAGCAGCGAATAGCGCAGCCACGCTTCCTGCACGGGTTGCAGGGCGTCTTCAATCAACCACTCCTGCAACTCTTTCCAGTGTTCGCGTTCGTCCAGCGTGCCCTGGCGGATACTCGAAAAATTGACGCCTTCCAAGTCGCTGGCCAAGTTGTTGTACGAAACACCAAAGCCAGCGCTGGCCCCGCGCAGCAGGGTTTTGAAAACCGGAAGAAATTCGCCGCTCGGATACTGCGGCAACCACTCTTTCATTTCGGCGCCTTGCGGCAGCACGTTGAATGAACCTGGTTCCGCGTCGAATTCCAGGCTTGTGGGGTCGTCGCCGTCTTCGAATTCCGGCGCCTCGCCGTCTTTCCACTGGACGAAGCCCATTTTTGACGCGCCGACGCGGGCGTTAATGATTGCCGCGTCTTCGAATGCGGCCATATTCCGCATGCGAAATAGCGCCGTAGCCATCCACGGCAAACCGCGCTTCTGGCCCACCAAGTCTTCCAAGAAGCCGTGCACCATCATGTCGGCCGGTACGGTCGTGTAGCCGACGCCCGCATACTCATATTCGGCTTCGCCGTCGTCCACCGTAGAAAGGTGGTAGGCCACCGGGCGGCCGTAACGGTTGAACTCGATCCCGTGGCGAATGAAGTTTCCCTGGTTGTAGCGGTCCACGTTGTAGTCAATCGGCACCCGCAGCGGGTCGATCACCTGCACCGCAAAACCCCACTTTCCGGCATCTTTGCCCGTGACAATGCGCAGGAAAAATTCGCCGTCCTGCGCCGCGCTTTTCACCAGCAAGCGCTGGATAGCGCGCCATGACTTTTTGCCCGCCACGTCGGCCGTGCTTTTGTGGCCCCACTGTTCCCATGCGGCCTTCAGCGCCCGGCTGGTGTCAGCGTCGTGGCTGCCGTCCGCTTTTTTGAAAGCGGCTTTCATGGTTATGCCTTTCGGCCCCACGATATTCTGGCTACACATGCGCAGGAATGCCCGCGCATAGTCGTTGTTCATCGCCTGTTCGCGCGAACGCGCGACAAGTGGGCGATAGTTCCGCGTAATGATCCAGTCAGCGGGCAGCGCTGTGCCGGTCCATGTTGCGTTTAAACGGTCAAAGCCCGCAGCATTGAACTGCATCGCGGAACGAAGCGCGCGGCCAGCGGCGCGCAGGGCGCGCACCGGGCGGGAAGGTGGCGTGGTGGACGGCATTTCGACGGCGCGGGCGGGCATCAGCCCGCGCGAACGAATAAAATCGAACATTCCCATTAGAGAATCACCTTTACCTGTTCGCCAAACAGGCGGCCACGCTGGGCGGCCTTCATGCGGCGCAGTTCGCTTTTGTAGAAATTCCGCAGGGCCAGCAGGTCGGCAATGGGCGTGCGCCACAACTCGCGGTTATTGATGGCGTAGCGCATTTGATCCTGCGTTGCGCGCTTTTCCAGCACCGCTTCGATGGCAGCCAGGACACGCTGGGCGTGCACGCGGGTGTCGGTGCCGTCTGCCATGGCGGCAATGTCAGGCTGAACCGTCACCAGCCCGGTTTCGACTTCCATCACGGTGCCGTTCGATACCGCCCGGACTGCGAAAACGTAATCACCAGCGGTCCACGTTGCCGTGGTCGCGGCGTCCACCGTCAGAAGGTGGTCGCTGCCCGAAGGCACGCTGGCAAAATCAATGGCCTTTGGTCCGCGCAGCAGCACCGAAAGCGCCCACAGGGGCGCTTGGTACTGTTTCAGGCACACGGTGCGCGAAAACGTCACGCCAGCACGGATGCTGTTCGGAAATTGCCCCTGCATTACGTCACCAGTTGGTGGCGAATCCCCCACGGCGCCTGCCTGCGGTTAGCGATTTCGCCCGTTTAATGGGCCTAGTTTCGCTGGGCGGCTGTTCCTTAGCCACGGCGGGGTTTTCTGCCGCCTTAGCGGGCTTCGGCGTCGGTTTTGGCAGTGGGCGCGGCTTTTCGGGCTGAACCGGCGCGATTTCGGCCGGATTGTCGGCCACGGGCGCCCATGTCTGCGTTTCCGGGTTCAAAATCAGCCGTTTTGCAAGCTGTTTCAGGCTCGGATTCATGATTTTTAGGGCTGCCATGGCGTACACAGTGCAGTCCAAAACCTCATTTCTGGCCTTATCTGGCTTGTGCCACTCGCGCACCGGAAAGCCCCTTACAAAGCGGGTTTTCAGCTTTTCCGACGTTATTTGCTTGAAATAGTCTTCGCCGTGGTCTTCGTCGGCCGGAAAGTGGCAATAACCCGGCCCCTCGCGCTTCAGAGCAAGGCGGCGCATTACCACCAGCTTGGCTTCGTCGGTGCCCACCTGGTACAGGTCCACTTTCCGGCTGCGTTTGCCCGATTGCTTGCGCTGCGGCTTCTCGACAATCTGGCGGCCCCAGCCTGGAATACCCTTGATAGCGAATATCTTTCGGCCGCGCCGGGCGCGAATGTATTCATAGGCGGCCTGCGTCATACCCGTGGTGCCGCCCGTGTCCAGGCAGGTGGCCTGGATGGATAGCAGCGTGCCGCTTTCATGTTCGAACGTTTCCGCCAGCAAGTCGTCCAGATCGTTCCACACGTCGCCCGCCAGCGGGTCGCCGTACAGCACGCGGTAAGCGATAGACCATGACTGTTCGAACAACCCCCACGCCATAATTTTCACTTCCAGGCGGTCGATTTGCATGTCTACGCCGCACGTCAGATACAGGCCGTGCATTGGCACCTGCGCCGCGTACACTTCCCGGCGCGCGTAGAGTGAATCCGGGTCGGCCTGTTCGGCGGTTTCCTCGAATGTTTCAGCCAGGGAAACGTTCACGAACGATTGCAGATCACCGGCCGCCAGCTTGTCCAAATAGGACTGCACGATGTCGCGCAGCTTGCGGAACGTCGAAAGCATTTCGGGCGCGTGGAATGATGCGTGGCCCTTGAACGGCTTCGAAGCCTTCCAGCCCCAGCCCTTGGCTTCGGCCGTGCGAATGGCCATAACGCGCTGGCCGTCGTCCCACAGGCTCCCGCAGTGTTCGCAGCAGTATCGGGCGCTGTCCGGGTCTTGCTCGCCTTCCAGATTGTCGCGGCCGGTCCAAATCACCTGCGTCCACTTCAGGTACTGTGCCTCGCCACAGTCAGGGCACGGCACAAAATAGCGCCGCTGGTCGCCCATGAGGAACGACGTTTCGATGCGCGAAGCGCCTTTGATGGTCGGTGTACTGGATTCGGTTCTAAGCTGCAAATCCCCGAACGTCGCGGCGCGCTGCGCCAGCAGTTCCAGCGGGTCGCCTTCGCCCGTGTCGGCCAGCATGCCGTCCACTTCGTCGGCCTGCGTCACTGGCGCGGAACGGCCGCGCAGGGTGCGTGGCGAGCCAGCCCAGCCAAACATAAGCCAGCCGCCAATAAACGAAATGATGCGGCTGTTGTTGACGCCATCGCGCCCGCGTGACTTCGCCAGCTTGCGCGAAATGCTTTTGTTCGCGTCCAGCATCGGCCGCAGCTTCGTTTCCTGGAACGTCTGCACGTCGCCCTGCGTCGGCTGAATGAAAATCTGGCTTCGCGGGTCGTGGTCGATAAAAAACCCTGCGATAGCCTGCTGGATAGTCGTCTTTCCAAGCTGCGCGCCGGTCATTAGCGTGACACGCTTAATGCCCGGCTTAACGATAACGTCCAGCATGCCGCGCTGATACGGTGCGTTATCGAAGCGAATCAGGCCCGGAACAGCGTTACCGGCAGGGATTTTTAGATTGGCTTCAGCCCACACGGACGGCAGCATGTCGGCGGGCGGCACAAGGTTTCGAACGGCGCGTTTTAGCGCCTTGCGAATGGCGGGGATATTGCTGAACGGGTGGCGCATGAAAGTGGCTTTCAGTATTCCCGGCGCGGGCAGTCTTCGCACGGCTTAGTCGTGCGAATCAGGTTGCAACAAACGGGGCGGGTGCGCGACGGGTCCAAGTGCCTATACAGGTCGTGGTGCAAATTGCTGCCCAACGCAGGAAGCACGAATTTCGCGGCAGTCAGAATGCCGCCCATTTTCTGTATTGAATCCGGTTCTGCGTTCAGCTTCGCCAATTCTTCTGCAAGGTCTTCTGCAAGGCGCGCGGCCTTCAGGCGGTCAAATTTTGCGGTCATTGCTCGGCTTCCCCGTCTTCGTCTTCGTCTTCCAGCGCCACGTCGGATTCGGCCGATGTTTCCAGCGCCAGCGTGATTTCTTCGCGCAAAATGCGTTTAAACGTTGTTTCGTTGGTTTCGCCCAGCAGCCGGAGTGCGGCGCGGGCGGGAATGTTCAGCGCGTTGGTGCGGATCGTGGCGAGCATGCGGGCGGTGGCCTTCTCGAATTCCGCCACGGGCGCCACTTCGTCGCGGGCCTTCGCCAGTTCCAATTCGGCGCGCAGAGTGTCGGCCTGCGCTTTCCGTAGGTCCAGCTTGTCCATGTCGTCGGGCGCGGTGCCAGCGGCCTGCTTGGCGCGTTCGTCTTCGCGCCACCGGGCCACGTCGGCGGTGTTGAACTGCCACTCGATCCCCTTCGCGCCGCGCTGGTGGACGGGACAGCCTTTCTTCACCCAGGTGTCGATAGTCGTCAAAGCCACGTCGAAGACTTCGGCCAGCTTCGCCCGATTTACCAGCATTCCCCGCACGCCTGTTGCCATACGTAAACTATTCCGTTGAAATTCTTTTCTCGTTAACAATCAAAGCACTTGACAAGGCGCGGCTAGTCGTAGTCGGCGCTTTAAAAAACCCTCTCAGATTTTTATTTACGCGGTGCTTTGGACCCCGCACCCTGGCCCCGTCAGGAAGGACCCTAATTATCCACAGGTTATCCACAA